GCAAAGTCATCGTTAGATGCCACTGATGCCCCTAGTATTGTTGTCCTTTTATTCTGCTTGTTGACCTGGTGATTGTAGTCATACATCAGCTGTGTGAAAATATCTAGCTGTGCCTTAACTGCATATCTGTTAAAGTCGGTTGGGGTAATGTATCCAAAGTTCTCTTTGTTTGCTATAGCGAGTACAGTCTCTCTAACTTCGTTAATCATAACGCTAAAGATACAAAATAAAAAAGGGGTCGAAACCGACCCCTTTAGTTAATTGAGTATTACTCTTTATTAAGGAGCATAAGTTACGGGAGCATAAGTAGCTCCAGTCACTGGATAAGTCAATCCTCCTAGAGTTACAATAGGCTCTGCCCAAGAATGCTCTAATGCTTTGCCTATAGCGGCAATGACTTCGTTTGAAAAAACCTTTGTCTTAGCTGCATCAGATGCTGCACTTGCCACCAACTGAATTATTGCTACTTCTCCTGAGCCCGCAGATGCTGAGGTTTGCAATGGAGTGTCGAGTACAACATCAACTTTGGTGTTAGCACCAGGCCTTACGACTAGAACCTTATGACAAGGAATTAAAAAATCTTGACCGCTAACGGTTGCTTTTAAAAATTTAACCATGATAAAAAATTTTGGTTGTTAAAAAATACTCTGCAAATATACTAAATAAAAAAAGGGCCCCCGGGAGGGCCCTCTAAACAATAATTATGAACATTTAGCTAATCGAATATACGATTACTTTAGTTTATTACCAAGTATTTTTAATATTTCTTCTCCTTCTTCTGTTATCAAGTATGATAGCACAGCAGACTGAGAGTCCTCCCCGTAGGGGACGGTAAGCATTTTCTTTTTATTACCCTCTAGGTTGAAGTACACATCTCTATTCTTGTTCCTAAGGCTTAACAGCTTTTGGTCAAACATCTTAGCGACCTTGTCCTGAAGCTCAAGAATAGGATCATTGATTGTCTCTAAGAAACCTTTTGGGTTTGTCTTTGCAAATATCATGATATCACGCTTTAGTTCTGCGCTAGTCATAGACTCTGCGTTTCTACCTAAAGAAATTCTAGCAACCTTCTCCATTGTAGACAAGTCTAAATCTCTTGCAGCCACCATGGCATCTACTTCAAGATTAATTATTTCTACATCAGACTGTGCGTCCTTCTCTAAGTCTACCTCTTCAAACAATCTGCCATTCCCCGGATGTAGTGACAAGAACTCTTGTAGCACAGGGTTAGTTGCAGGAACTCTTAGAAATCCATCTTCAAAGATTACTGGTTCTAAGATAGCATTGCCATCCTGCTCGTCCTCGAATGGACTCTTTTGGTTTGAAGAATATCTTAATGGTCGATTTGTTTTGCCGTCAAAGTGTAGTAACGGAGACCTTCTAGTGTGGCGTGATGCCAACATAAAACTAAGTGGTGCAGCTTTTGATTTTAGGATATACACCTTATCCTGTAGTACTTTATTTTTCATTTGATTTAATTTAAAAAAGCAGGGGCCGAAGCCCCCGCATTAGTTAAGGATTATCCCTTGAAGATGAAGAAGTTGTTAGCTCCCATTACACATACCGCTCTTTCAGAGAGGAAGTGTACTTCCATTGCATCAAGACTAGTTGACATTCCAGCTCCACCCGCTGATCCTGTAATCCAAGTTTTGTATCGTCTGTCTTCTGCTTCAGAAGCACGATATCTAACGTGGAGGAATGGGCGAGTAGCGTTCTTGCCAAGAATTTGGTCATACACAGTGGTAGAGCCAGCAGGGACAAGAAGTCCGTTAACTTTACCAGCAGTGATTCCACCTCGGAATTGAGGATCGTTCAAGTATTTCCAATCAGTCTTATAGAAGTCATACCCTCTACGGAAACCACTGAATCCAAGATTCAATGCCATTTGCTCGTCGTTGTCGAACAATCCGTAAGAAGTACCACCTGCTCCATAAGAGTTCTGAGCAGCAAGCATATCGTCAATGTCGAAAGAGAACTCACGGTTGATGAACAACACATTCTCCTCGATAGCACCTTGCTTGTCTAATCTCTGAATAACAGCGTCAAAGTCAGAAAGGGTAGTTGGGTTACCACCACTCCAAACATTTCCTCTGTTCTCTACAGCGTGGAAGATACCTTCAGAGCCTTTGCTTCCAAGAGGAGCAGCAGCTGCAATAGCACCAGATCCAGTCGCAGCTGGAACAGCCTCAATCATTGCAGTCTCCATGTAGTCTTCGAAACGAAGTCTAGTTTCGTGCTCTGATTTTAGATACCATAGGTAACCTGTAGCACCGTTCTCAGTTGTAACCTCAATCCATCCGATTTGAGCTAGGTCAGAACCGTTAACAGAGTACTTATCTTTTAAGATAATTGGGCTGTTGTCATAGATGTCAGGTGTAGCCTCAACAGAGCCAACCATTCCTTCTTGACCTTTAGCAAACTCAGAACCGTAAACAAACAAAGAAACTACAGCTCCTGAAGCTTTGTTTCCAAATGTCTGTCCTCCAGCTTCGTAGTATGCAACATCAACACTCAACGTGGCAGCACCAATCGCAGATACCGCAGTGATGATTGCTTTGTTAGTGTTAGTTGAACCAGCTGTGTTTTCAGACACCATAATAGTCTGACCAACTCTAAGAGCGTGCTCTGCAATCTCAACACCTGTTCTAGGATTGACATCCTCAATCTCTAGAGTTGCTGTGTCCGCAGTTGCCGATTGATTACTACTTACGTTAGTGTACTTAGGGTGCAATCTAGTTTGCTCTGACCACTTGATTAAATCAGAATTAGTTGGCATCTCTGCACCAACCATTCTTAAAAATGAAGCAACAGTTCTGTTGCCATACCGTTCGAACTCCGCCTCATATGTGTCAGGTAAATACTGACTCAAGAAGTTGAAGTCTGAAATATAGTTACTCGCTAGAGCAACTCTTTCACCACTAGGTTGCAATGCAAACCCAGGAGTGGATAATAATGATCCTGCCATTTTTTCCTACTTTTTACTTTTTATTTTTAAACCTTTACCGGACTGTGTTCCCACAGACCTTACCTTTAAGCCATTGCCTTGATTGAAGTTAGGAGCTTGCCGAGGTTCCATATTAATGTTCTTGGCTCTCTTCGCATCAGTTTCAATTGCATCAGCTTTCCCTTTTTCGTAGAAGAACTTAGCGAATTTCTCGGGGTTCATTGCTACTGAAAGGGCTTTGTGATAGCCAACAGGATCATTGAAAGTTCCGTCACTACCTAAATACTTACTAATGAAGTTATTCAAATCGGATTGACTCTTTCTTAAATCCTGTGCCTCACCCGGAGAATAGTTAAAGTTTTTTTCGCCAATGCTAAAGTCAAAACCTTTGAAGTCAGCACCGAACACCTCTTCAGTCTTTTTCAAGAACTGATTATGGAGTTCATTGCTTTGAGAATTTTCTTTTGACTTGCTACCCTCCGTTGACTCAACTGGAGTAAGGTATTCTTGCTTTTTGTCGTTAAGATAATCCTTGGCTCTAGACAACTCTCTTTTCTTTTCGATTTTGATTTTGTTCATCTGTGACTCAGTCAAGGCTTCTTTATCCAAACTAAACTTATCATTAATCAACAAATCAATATCGCTAGCATCAAGACCTTTCTCTACATACGTGTAGTACTTCTTTAAGATTTCATCTTCCCCCATCGCATCAACGTCTTTATTAAACTCAATAAAGTCGCTCATACCTCTGCCTGTTTCTTGGTTGAACTTATAATAAGCCATCATCTCTTCAGACATATCAGGAGCAGATTCTCTCTCAGAAACTAAATCGTCCACAGATTCAATCTCTTTGCTATATCTCTCTTCTACTTGTGAAAGAACTTCTTCTTTTGGCTCCTCTTTTCCCTCCTGCACTTCAGCGTTGTTCGCTTCATGCTCCTCCAAAAGTTTCGCCTCTATTTCTTGTTTAGACTTTTCCTCAGAAACGCCTATGTCTTTTACTCGAATTGCCATTTAATTAAATTTTATGCAAATATATATATTTTATCTCGGACCGAATTGACCGAAGTCAAAGCCATCTAAGTTATCCTCTGATGATTCAAAGTTGATTGGAGGTAAATCTTTTTTCCTCTGCTCAATAAGTTTAGACTGCTGAGTATTCTGTCTATCTATTCTTTTGTCCTTTGCAGTCTCTTTGGCATCCTCTCTTTTAGATAGCCCATCAACCTCAACATCTTTCAGTTTCATATTGTAGTTGAACTCTTCAGCCATTAACTGAGACTTGAGCTCTGCTTGCATCTGTATCTTCTCTGACTCCATCTGCATCTTGGCCTGCTCCTCCTGCATTCTTAGCTGAGACTCTAGCTGCATCTTCTGCGCGGCTATCTGTCCTGCTAGTTGCTGTGACTGCATTTGACCCTGCTGATTCATTTGAATCCTAATAATTTCAGGGTTCTGTCTGTTCTTCTCTCTAGCTGCTCTTCTGATTTTAATAACCTGATTGGCTAGTTTAATATTCTTTATCTCTCGAATATCAATGGCATCCTCAAGGGTAATGTCTCCAGAGCTTAGTGCTATCTGTATGTTCTGCTCTAGCCTAGCTCGGTCCTCCTCGTCAGGAGATATCTCTATAAATATCCCAAAGTCTCTTAGGTATAGCTCATCTATATCCTCTAACATTGAAACACTATGCCTTCCTATCTGTAGTATGAACTCCTCTTTAAAGGGAGCGTACTCTATAATGTCAGACACCCTGAGCATCAATGCCTCAGATAATTTCTTGACCATAAACACACTACCATCTAAGATATGCCTAGTGGCTGTGTTAGAATTTAAGGCCGCTAACTTTTGAACTCCCACGAGTGCGTTCGGGTCAGGCGTTGATCCGTCTCTAGCCTCATTCAATCCCGTTACACTTCTTATCATATCTAGATAGTAGTTGTAACTATTGATTAGCGCAGCCATCTTGCCTTGTCCTGAGTGGCCCGTAATAGGTTGAATAGGAACTCTAGCGTTATTGAAATCTCCATCCTGAGTGTATGACCTACCAACAACAGAACCTGTCTGGAAGTATAGCCTCAGCGCATCCTCAGGATTGTATGCCGCTCCCGTGCCAAGGTCAACCTCATTGATTCCATCAGCGTCAATGAACACGCCATCAGGAGTCATTCGATTCATAACCTGCTGTAGCTTGAGATGTGTAATCTGAATCAAGTCAGCAAAAGGAATCATTCTTCTTACTAGAGACTCTACATTGCCCTTGTACATTCTTGGCGCAACAGCAATATAATTAGGCATGGCATTTTGAGAGGCAGACTTCGGGCGAACCATATTCTCCATCATTCTCCATCTAAGAATCATGTTTGTTCCCATAACCATCACCCCTTCATACCATACGTCAATTGTTTTCTGAACTACTTCAAACCTTCCTTCTTCAACCATATCCTGTGGAGGGTTAAAGTCAGATGGCTTTTCAATCATCTTTACAGCACCACTGTCTGCAATCTTCTTCTTATACTTGAAGGTATTGGTGGTTTTGTAGTTAAAGTAAAGAAGCGTTGCCGTGTCTTTTTTGAATACATCATTATCATAGAACTGTGTTACGTTATAGTAGTCATACCAACTTTGACTATACTGAGAAATCTTCTCTAAGTCTTCAGGAAGTAGACTTGGGTCAATCTTGATTAGTTCCGTGATAGGAACAGTCTTTACCTCTCCCCAATAGAAACAATCTTGGAAGTGTGGGTCTTCAGTGTAGCTGTGTATCACATTTGCAGGATCAACATACTTTACTGTAACGCCATCCCCTGGATTGAACTCGTGCTTCACTACAGCCTTACCTAAAACCATAAGGTCGTAGTCTAGCCTTTTTCTTGTGTCGCTGTAGTCATTGTCTAGCATCAGCGTATTAATAGCCTCTTCAGCTGTCATCTCAACAGCAGGCTTATAATTCAACTGCATGTAAACAGTCAACTCCTCATCACTCCCTGGGAGTTCATCCTCAGGAACATTGAAGGTGTCTATGCCAAAGTCTTCATTAAGTTGCTCAAGTAATTCTCTAGCAGCCATGTCAGCCTCCACCATATCCTTGAACTCATTACGTCTTTCAGAAGATATAGGATCCTGAGCAAACGCTCTGATGCCAAAGTATCTATCCGACATTCCATTGACTACGATATCAACGAACTTAGGTATGATAGGCACGGGTGTCCAGTCTAGGTTTAGATAGCTTAGGTCACCATCTACAGACATTTCATTCTTATACTTACCAATAGGCTGCTCACCCCTTGCGTACAATCTTAGTTTATGATATTGACCTAAGTGATTGTAGAACCTGCAAGACCCTCCGTCTCTTTTAAACCATTCGTGCTGTATAGCCTGACCAACTTTTAATCCAAATTCAGGAAGAGCCTTTTCTTCATCGCTTACAAATTGACTTGGGAAAGTTCTCTTTACTATGTTGACATTAACTTCTTTCATTGGCGTAATCGGCTAGCATTGCCCTTGTTATTATATCTTGCAAATTTAACTGATATTTTTGAACTTTGTTTTTGAGGCTGATATATGTGTTTTTGATTAGCCATAATAGCCAACCCTGAACTTATAGACGCATCATACTTCGTTCTGTTGTTCACGTCAAACTTCGCCCAATCTAACAAGGTGTTATTAAAGAACATTCCTCCCATATCTCCAACATCTCTGAATGTGCCCTCCATATCTAGGCCAACATACTTTTCTATGTAGGACTCTATAGCGGAAGCGTGAGACTGCTTTACATCCTCAGATGAGTTAGGTATACCCCCGAGCTCTTTCTCGGTCTTAGAGAGCTTGTTAGAG